CGAAAAAACAAAAACCGCAACAACCGAGTTAATCCCAAAAGGAATCCTCTCGACCGCAGTTCCGGCTCCCACCTATTAGGCGAAAAGTCAGACAAGTCTTCGTTAATTCTGAAGTTTTATACTTCTCAATACACGAACTTCGTGCACTCAGTATCCGAACGGCCCTCCCGGTTATTCAGGTTCAGGAACTCAATAAAGAGTCTAAAATTCCCTTCATAACCAAGAAGGTGTCTTCTACTCCCGGTAGTCTGGTTACCTACCTCACCTCAAAAAAGAAGTGCCTCCCTATCAACGATAGGGGTCCGTTTTAAGTCTGGTCTCGACTTTAGGAAAGTTCGTCTTTTCTATTGTAAGGCCTGACGAAGGCCGGATGGTTACCTCGCACTTCGAGGTTCCCCGCTATCTCTCAACGTATCGACCATCTCTTGCTGAGTTCAGAACCCAGTTCCACCAAGAGACTTGGATCGCGTTGAAATCCCATTACCCCACTCTGTATAGCCAGGAGAATACCCAGCTAACGGGAATGGAGTCCCCCTGCCACTTCCTTCGACATACACTTGGTTCAACGAGAGTCTCTTCGGAGCTCAAAGCCCTCTGCATGGTGCTACGGCCTCCATGAGTGGAACTAAGAACGGAAGGGACGACGCTGCAGACCTTAATGACACTATAAGCAGTGACCCAGGTACAGGAGCGGTCAAGTGTTATTATCGGAACCCCGAGAGGGGGGAAGAGCCCTGGAGAGGGTGGGACCACGCTGGTGGTGGAAATCTATGGTACGCCATAGTTGAGAGAAAACTCACCGTAAGGAAAAATCGAGGGAGGCAGCCCTCGCCTGTGGTTACTCGACCAGGTAAAAATACCCAGAGCTCCGTCCCGCAGAAGGTCGAGTTCGACATCCAGCACCCGCGATGTAAAAAGGGTACCTATTATAATAATTAAAAATGGCTACAAACAATGAAAAAAAGAGACCACTCGTGACGTCGGAGCAACGGAGAAAACTTCGGTTCCTCTCCTGCGCTTTCGAAGTTGCGGGTGCACAGCACCCGGCTAGCATCGTGCGCCGGTTCGGTTTTAAGTTTTCCGCGCTCAAAAAAACTTTCCTTCAACCTATGGCTATTGCAGCCGTTCCCGCGGAGCTACGCAGTTGGCAGCTCCTAAAAAATTGGTTTAACGACACCGGATCAGTCGTTGGTGCGGAAGCGGCACAAGAAGAGGTGTCAGAAAGGGGCGACGTTGAAATTAAACTCAGCGAATCCGAAGAACGGATACTGAGTCGCGGAGTAGGCTTCGATCCTCCAAAAGCCATAAAAAAAATAAAAAAAACTGCTAGGGAACAAAAGAGTTTCCGTATTAAGTTCTGGGCGGCCCTCAATCGCGCTATGAGCGCGTATTTCAAGATAGAGGTTACCTGTCCCACTGGGTGGCTACGTTTCGATTGCGAACCTGTCAAGGTCGCAAAATTTGTCTTTAACGTAGGACTCAGCCTAGCTCTAAAAAATCCCCTCCCCCCGAACCCGTGGTCTGTCAGCGATGAGGAGTCTCTCTCTCTTTTACGAGACTACCTCCCCGAGATCGCCATAGACTCCCTTAAAGATCTGGAG